CTTACCTACTTCTTCATGTATTTCTCTAGTTAATGCATCGTACGGTGTAATATCACTAGGTTCTTTTCTTCCACCAACGAAACCCCACGTTCCTGCAGTCTTACCTTGAGTACGTAATAAAAACAAAAACCTACCAGTTTCTTTTGCGAGAAATAATCCTCCACTACACACAATTTGATTTAAAGAATTAGACTCCATAATTTTGCTGAATAAATTCCCTCATAACTTTTACTCCAGGCATCAGTCCACTTGTATTGTGTTCCTGTGTATGAGTTAGTTATATAAGTTTTTGTTTTATTGGTGGTAGAATCGAGTATTATATTCCATTGAAGACCGTCCCATTCTATAATGTCATTTCCGTGCGCTTGGAAGTCAGTTAAATTTGCATTTTTCCAAGCAGCTGGTCCACTATATCCAGGAGTTCCAAATAATGTATTAATATTAATATCTTCTAATATTAGATAACGTGTGCCCGGTACTAAATTATTGGGTATATATGTTTCAGGATTTATTACAGCATCAACAGTTCCTCTTCCTGCTACTATACTATTAGTAGGTACAGTGTCATGATCTATATTTAGAATCATTGAGTTATCATCGTTTGGATCTAAACTTATATATGCAATAATAGTAGTGCCACCGGCTTGGGCGAATCTTAATTGACTTAGTCCTGCTTTAAATTGGCCAGGGTATATATCTAATATTGAAGGCCAGGAAGTCGTACTTGTTGGATTTGTTAAATCGATATTGTTATTATCTCCAGAAGCATGTATTAATTTTGCACTATTGTTAAGTACTAATAGATCATAATTTCCAGGAGTAACTACTACAGATGTATCTGGACTTAAATCAGCAAACATGTCAGCTGCATTTTGATCACTGTACTTTGATCCAACTGTACCTTGAGCAGTTTGAGAAAATACATTAGAAATAATTTTTGTAATAATTCCTAATTTTTTAACTTTTGCTGGAGGAGTAATCCATATGGGTGCATGAAAATTAAGAGTTAATATATCAATGTCTTCCGTAGAACCTTGTGGTATTGATCTGCTAGTCCACACCTGATTATCTAAAGTTATACTACTTAAACTGGTCCAGTCGATATAATTATCAGTAGTTTGTATTTCAAAACTAGGATTAAAAAATACAACTATTTGTTCCCATATTTGTAATTTTTGTTCAGTGTTTGTTGACCATATATCTGCACAAAAAGATAATTTATAAGGACTTGGCATTATACGTTCAATTGTATAATTATTTCCTTTGACATTTAAATATTCTTGAGTAGCATCATCAAATGCTCTTTCTCTAATATTTACTTTGCTAATAAAAGTAGGGTCTTGTAATCTTGTTAAATCATATTGCAAATCTTTAATGTAACATGCAATAAAAGGAGCACTAGGTATAGTATTTTCACTGTTCTTTTTAAGTAATTGACCAACTTGTCTAGTCATATCACCATATCTAACAGGCACACGTACTAATTGTCCTTTAGCATCTTTATAAGCAAAGTTGCTAAAAATTTGAATAAATTGGGTTATGTATCTGCGTACTTGCCCGTCGTAAAAATAGTCCATTTAAATTCTTCTTAGTTATCTGCTCTAGGTTTTAATACCTGACTTAGTGCTTGACGCTCTGGAACAACTACTCCACCTATAGTTGCAGTTGTTGTATTATTAACAAAACTTGCTTTTAATTTTCTACGTACTAATAATGGATCAGTAGTTTGTGTTTCTCCTAATGTACTAGTGGTCATCCTTACATTATCTTCATATTTAATCCAATGTTTACCGTCATATCTATATAATCTATTAGGCAAATAATCTGTTCTTAAAAAGAATTGTCCTACAATTGCGCCTGCTGGGAATGAAATTCCAAAACCATACGGTACACCATCTGGAGGAATACCATCACCTGTTAAGTATCCAACATAATAATTTTTATCAGGACTTGCTAGTATTGTACTAGCATTTGTTAACGTAGAACTTACGTTAATTAAATCGTTTGATACATCGGAAACTTGAGCCAATCCCCCGTCATTAGTAGGTATTACATAAAATTGTCTAGTCTCATAGCCACTAAGTTTTGCATCTTCTCTTGCTTGTGCAATAATTTGATCATTAATATCAATATTCTTTTGATAAGTTGATAACATATCTCGCAATGTACTGTTGTCACCAGCTCCACTATCGCTATCAAGTATCTCTTTGAATTCTTGTGTATCAACTAATGGACTACATTTTGCACGTAATAAATGTGGATACCAAGTTTGGCTGTAACCATTAGACGGACGAGTTACTTCAGATACTACATAAAATCTTTTTAATGCTACTAATGCATCTTCATCTAATGCATATTCATCTTTCTGATGTGGCAGTTCAATAACATCTCCTGCTACAAGTTTTCTACCTATAGACTCAAATGTACCTCTAAGATGAAACGTTATCATAATATTGTCGTTATTTAAAAATAATCCAAATTGACTTAGGTTAAAATCTAGATCACTTAGGGTATATATTCCCCTAATTATATAAACATCTGGGTCATAATGCCTATCACGATTTTCCATGAACAATACGTCTTGTATTCCTAGTACACCTTGCTCGCTAACATTAGCTGGTTTTGAAGGAGAACTCTCACCTTCAAGCGGATCTACTGCTCCCAAATACTTATGCAAGTATACATCAGTACCGCCAACCTGAAATTCTTCATTAATAGTACGGTCTAAAAATCTAAAATCGTTGCCCTTTTCAGGACGGTATAAGGAAAGTCTTGGCATGGTATTATATTTATCTAATGGTTAAATTACAAAATTCTATTATTTTTTAGCTAAATATTATTATGACCGAAAATGAAAACGAACGCCAAAAAGTAATAGATTACTGCAAACTCATGCTAGGTGATGGTATGATTGACGTAGAACTAGATCCTGCACACTATAATATTGCTATTGACCGAGCATTAAACAAATTTCGGCAGCGTAGTAGTAATGCTGTAGAAGAAAGTTTTGGATTTTTAACTACAGTAACTGATCAAAACGATTATATATTACCTCAAGAGGTTACTAATGTTCGTCAAATTTACAGACGTAATATTGGTAGTAGAAGCGGTGGCGGAATGGGAGGTTCAATTACCGAACCGTTTAATCTTGCATATGCTAATACATATTTGTTAGCTAGTTCAAATATGGGCGGGTTAGCTACATATTATGCATTTGCATCTTATCAAAAGCAAGTAGGAAAAATGTTTGGTAGCGATATTAATTTTACATTTAATAAAACTACTAAAAAATTAACAATGTTCCAGCGGCCCAGGGGCGAGGAAGAAGTGATGTTATGGTTGTTTAACTATAGACCAGATTTTAATTTATTACAAGATCCGTTTGCCAATCAATGGTTAAAAGATTATTCATTAGCAACTTGTAAACTTATGCTAGGTGAGGCTCGAGAAAAATTTAATCAAATTGCTAGTCCAACTGGCGGCACAACATTAAATGGTACAGCACTAAAAACTGAAGGTAAAGCTGAAATTGAAACATTAGAATTAGATTTAGTTAACTATAAAGACGGTGGAACTCCGTTAACATTCGTAATCGGCTAATCATAATATTTTATACGATAAATTATAATATATTATAATTTTATTGTATGAACATTGAACTCTTTTATCATCTATATATTCCCTCAGACGAGCGGCGTGCATTATCCACTTGGTGGATAGACGATCATGTTGCTCGATTACGCTTTTCAGGATTAATCAATATTGCTAAAGTTAACATGTGCATTACTATGCCAATATATTTAGACTTTGGTAATTTTGGAGAAAATCTAAAAAAATATATTAATACTAGGTATCCTTTTATAAACATTCTTGATATAAGAGATACTTCTGAACCTAATAATATATACGAAGGACAAACTTTAAAATTCTTATATGACCGATGTTTATTGGATGATAATACATACGTATTGTATACTCACAGCAAGGGTATAGGACATCCTACTATTTCTAATAACTGCTGGCGCCAAATTTTAGATCATTATTCAGTTAATCGATGGAAGAAATGCGTTGATATATTGGAAAATACTAATACTGAACTAGTGGGTGTTAAAGATATATCTGCGTTAACTGTCAGCGGCAATGTTTGGTGGGCAAAATCTAGCTATATTAAAAATTTACCAGAGCCAGTTGATTCTTCAAAATATGCTGTTGTGCATAAATGGCCCGGAACTAAAGAATATAGATGGGCATTTGAAGATTGGATAAGTTTAAATAATCCCCGTACATATCATATGGCAAACACTCAAGTTTATCATTATGATACAACACGCTACTTAGAAGATTTAATTGCAGAAGAGATTGCTACTTTTTCTTAAATGGTAGAAAAATATTTGATAATATAAAAAAAGATGTTATTATAATATAAATTGAGGTAGCATAATGACTAAAAATACAGTAATTGGATTTGTAGGATTTATAGGTAGCGGCAAAGATACAGCCGCAGATTATTTGGTTAATACACACGAATTTAGACGTGACAGTTTTGCCAACACTCTTAAAGATGCTGTTAGTGCAGTGTTTGGTTGGGACAGAACCTTGCTTGAGGGGCGTACAAAACAGGCTCGTGAGTGGCGAGAACAAGTTGATCCATGGTGGTCAGACCGTCTTAATATGCCCAATCTTACTCCTCGTTGGATATTACAATATTGGGGCACAGAAGTTTGCAGACAATGGTTTCATGACGATATATGGATTGCCAGTGTAGAGAATAAACTACGCAATACCACTGATAATATTGTTATCAGTGATGTAAGATTTCCTAATGAAATTAAAGCAATTAAAAAACAAGGTGGGTTAATTGTATGTATAGAACGAGGCGTTAAACCTCACTGGTATGATATTGCAATACAAGCAAATCGAGGAGTTGATTCTGCGATTAATTGGCTTAAAGAAAATAACATACACGCAAGTGAAACTTCTTGGGTCGGCGAAGATATTGATTATACTGTATCTAACAATTCAACCATAGACAAATTATGTGAGCAAATTAATAAAATATTGCCAACAACCGAATTATCATTTTCTACACGAGTTGCCCTCGATTTGCTTTAAAAATCTGGAGTTAAGTCTCCTTGTTTCCAAGGCAATTTTAATTTATGTAAAATACATTGACAATTAGCGCATACTGTTTTTAAATTTGTATATCTACAATTAATAGGATTCCCGTCAACATAGAACACGTTAAACTGCTCTAGATATTTAGAAGTAAAACCACATTTATCACATGTGGTTTTCTTTTTGTAACCTGCCTTATACCATAACGGAATTCCGTTTTTCCGTTGACTAGCACAGTGGTCGCATTTTGACCTATAGAATGGCTTTCCCTCTTTATAGTAGTTTATAGCAACAGGTCTTTGTTTACATATTTTACATAAATTTCTCATAATGCGCCCTTTTTGTTCCCCTTTTTCCTATTTATCAACAGTCATTTTTTATTGAATTTGATAAATAGATTGAGTAATCCATATAGGAGACAGTAGAATGGCAACATTACAATCACCAGGCGTACAAGTAACAGTTATCGACGAGAGTTTTTATACTCCATCTGCACCAGGTACGGTGCCTTTAATATTTGTGGCGTCAGCACAAGACAAAATTAATCCTAGCGGCACCGTCGCACAAGGCACAACAGCCGCTAATATCGGCAAAGTTTGGCTAATTACTAGCCAACGCGATCTAGTAGATACATTTGGTACGCCGATGTTTTACACTGATCGTAGTAGTAATCCATTACATGGTAATGAATTAAATGAATACGGGCTGCAAGCAGCTTATAGTTCATTAGGTGTAAGTTCGCGTTCATATGTAGTACGTGCAGATTTAGACCTAGGAAAATTAATTCCTCAAAGCGAAGCGCCTGAAGGTTCACCAATGGGGGGAACTTATTGGGTTGATACCGCAGCTAGTTCATTTGGTATTAAAGAATGGAATTCATCTACATTAACATATAGTTCTAAAACTCCTATCGTCTTAGATGATAATTCTGCTACTAATAGTTTTAACGGAGCAGCACCTGCTACTTCAATTGGTATTACAGGTGATTACTGTATGGTTGTTACTAACGCTAATAGTAATAAATTATATTATAAATCATCATCAACAGTATGGTCTGTTGTACAAGATAATTTTGGTCCAAATAGTGACAGACAAGTTACCATAAATCCACATTTTACTGTACCTTCATATACAAATACTACACCAACAGGTAGTGTTTGGATCACATCAACTACACCAGCAGATGGTGCAAATTGGAAAATAAAATTATTCAACAGCGGAAGCCGATCATGGGTTAGTGTAGCTGCACCTATATACGATAGTGTAAAGACTGCTTCTAATACTCTTGACAATACCGGTGGAACAGCTATTCTTCCAGGTACATTATTTGTTGAATCAAATCCAGATCACACAACAACTGATGTAGCAACTTTTAAAATTTGGAGAAAATCAGCATCGGGCTCAACAACTATTACAGGTTTAACAACGGCTACTCTTGCGACATCTGGAACTAATTATGTTTTTAACATCAGAGAAAGTAATTTAACCAACGTATGGGGTACTACAAAAGCAGTTACAATCACTACTGCAAACAGTGGTGTGACTTTAGGTTCGTTAATTCCTGCGGCGTTAGCAGCACAGGGTTTAGTATATGTAAGTGCAACATGGGATTCAACCGCTAATGTACTATCTGTAACACATTCTGCAGGTGGTCAATTTGAATTATTTGATGGTGCAAACACACCATTGGCAGCAATGGGGTTCACAGCATATAATCCTGCAACTCCAACTAGTACTACTGCAAATCTATATACTGCACCTACAGGTGATTACTATACCGGTTCTACAGCATTTACATTTATTGCTACAAACTGGAAACCATTAGCATACGAGGCAACTAGTATGGCTCCATATACTACACCAGCAGATGGAACATTATGGTATAGCAGCGTAGTAGATGAAGTTGATATTTTATATCACAATGGTACAACATGGGTAGGATATGCGGGTAGTTTTGCTGCATGTGATCCTAACGGTCCTATAATTAGTGCCACTGAACCGACTACTCAAAGTGACGGTACTCCTTTAGTAACGGGTGACATTTGGGTTGATACTGGTGATATCGACATGTATGGTAAAGATATATATGTTTATAATTCTACATTGGCTGCAGGATTAAAATGGGTTAAACAAGATACTACTGATCAAACAACACCAACTGGATGGTTGTTTGCTGATGCAAGAGCAGGACTAAGTGGCGGAACACCTACTACTGCGCCAACTGGCACAATTAAACAGTTACTGGCAAGTACTTACTTAGATCCAGACGCCCCAGATCCTGCGTTATATCCAAAAGGTATGCGTTTATGGAATACTCGTCGTAGTGGGTTTAATATTAAGAAATATGTTCAGGGTTACATTGATACAAATCAACCAAACCGTAGACAAAGCAATGCATCTACAACTAACTATTATACAGATCGTTGGGTTGCTCAGTATCCTGTATCAGCTGATGGTAGCCCACAATTTGGTAGAGCAGGAGACGAGCACAAGTAGTTAATTCCTTGCAATCATTAATTGATGCTAATAATGCAATACGCGACACTGATACACTAGGATTTAACCTAATGGCTTGCCCTGGTTACCCAGAAGCTATTGCTAATATGGTAGCACTTAATACTGATAGAGGTATTACTGCATTTGTAGTAGGCGATACACCTTTTAGATTACAACCAAACGGAACAGCATTGAGAGAGTGGGGATTAAACACTAATCAAGCATTAGATAATAATGATGTTGGTGCAGTTACTCATGATGAATATATGGCTATGTATTATCCAAGTGGATATACTAGTGACAATACAGGTAATAAAATTGTTGTACCACCAAGCCATATGATGTTGCGTACTATTATGAATAGCGATGCAAAGAGTTATCCGTGGTTTGCTCCAGCAGGAACACGTCGTGGTGGAGTAGATAATGCTACTTCAGTTGGTTATATTACAAATGAAGGTGAATTTAAACCTGCTGCATTACATCAAGCATTGCGTGATGTATTGCAAGATCCAGATGTTTCAATTAATCCAATTGCAACATTAAATGGTGTAGGTATTGTAGCATACGGTCAACGTACTCGTGCTAAAAATGCAAGTTCATTGGATAGAGTAAATGTTGCAAGACTAGTTTGCTATCTACGTAAACAATTAGATGTTCTTTCAAGACCATACTTGTTTGAACCAAATGATGTGCAAACACGTAGAGAAATTAAAGCAGCAGCAGAAAGCCTAATGCTTGAGTTGGTAGGCCAACGTGCATTGTATGACTATGTTGTAGTCTGTGATGAAACTAACAATACTCCTGCAAGAATTGATCGTAATGAGTTATATCTTGACATTGCTATCGAACCAGTAAAAGCTGTTGAATTTATATATATTCCACTACGCTTGAAAAATACTGGTGAAATTGCAGGATTGAATTAATAGATAAATAATAAAGAATAAGGAGCATTTATATGCCAATCGCAAGTTTAAGTAGATTTACAGTACCGATCGCAGGAAGCCAATTTTCAGGCACCCAGGGTCTGTTAATGCCAAAATTAAAGTTTCGCTTTAGAGTTACTTTAGATAGTTTTGGAGTAGGCGGCACACCGAGTACAGAATTAACAAAACAAGTTATGAATGTTACTCGTCCTGATGTTACATTCGAAGAAATTAAATTGTCTGCTTATAACAGTACAGTTAAAATCTTAGGTAAACATAATTTTGCAGATGCAAAACTAACAGTACGTGATGATGCTAGTGGTATAGTAAGTAAAAAAATCGGCGAACAGATGCAGAAACAATTTGACTTCTTTGAACAAAGTGGTGCAGCAGCTGGTATCGATTATAAATTTAGAATGAGAGTTGAAATTCTTGATGGTGGTAACGGGGCATATCAACCAGTTACACTTGAGAGTTTTGAATTCTTAGGATGCTATATCAAACAAGCAACATATCAAGGTGGTGATTATGCTGACGCAACTAATCCTATGGATATTGCACTAACTATTACATACGATAACGCAATTCAATTAGAAGGCCCAGGCGGCCCAGCCAGCGGAATTGGTCTAGACGTAGGTAGAATTGTACGTCCATATGGCGCACAAGGTCTAACTACAGGTTAATAGTTAATTAACTTAATAAAAAAGCTCAGCTTTAACCCTGAGCTTTTTATTTGACTAAATATTAATATGGGAATTCCATTCAGCAATTATTTAACGTTAAAAAAGCCAACTGTTTTAAGAGATTATCGACATGCGAGTCGATTATATGTAGAAAACAATTACGGCTATGCCCCCAAAGTTGGATTTTTATATTATGTAGTTTTTAATATGAATCCTGCTGCAATCCCAAACGGCGAATGGAAAGAAAAAAGAACACGTGATGTAGGGTTGTTAGTTAAAAAAATAGATCTTCCAAAGTTTACAATTGCTAATGAAACACTAAATCAATACAATAGAAAAACAGTAGTGTCAACTAAAATTACATATAATCCAGTTAATGTTGAATTCTATGATGATAATCTTGATATAATTAATAAATTATGGATGAATTATTACGATTATCACTTTGCAGATGAGGCCCAGGCAGAACAAGGATCATTTGGAAATACAAAATACGGTGAAGCAGATAATATTTATGGAATATATAATTCAGGTGCGGGCGTTCCTTTCTTCGATTCAGTAGACATATATACATTACACCAACAAGATTATACACAAATTACTCTAGTAAATCCTAAAATTTCAGAATGGCAGCATGATTCATTAAATCAATCAGAAGGCAATAAAGTTCAAACAAATAAAATGACACTAGCATATGAAAGTGTAATATATAAATATGGCGTAATACGAGACAATCCGGCAGCACAGGGATTTACTGAAACCTTTTACGACAAAACGCCTAGTCCACTTGTTATTGGTGGGAATGATCAAAATAGTACTGTGTACGTTAAAGCCGAAACAGGATTTGATACTCCCGGCTCTGCAAGAGTATTTAATAGCGCAAAAAATAATACAGGATTTGATAAGAGAGTAAAAGATCAACAATTAAAACAATTATTATCAGGGGGTGCTAGCAATACTGGAATAATTGATGCTAGATTTAATTCAGGACCAAATAATCAAAATCAAAAACCTTCAGCAGATATTGTATCTGTACTTGCTAAGAATAATGCCAACGTTACTGGAATTGCTAGACCCAAAGCAGGAGCATATAATATCAGTGGTGGTCCATTAAGTGAAGATGCTAAAACTGCTGCTGGCAAATATGCATCTAGCCCTAGTGCTGAAGCATCGCCGGGTTTATTTGCATCACCTGGCGGTGTTGGAATTAATGTTTTTAAAGAACTTAATGTTAGTGCTGAAGGAAAAATTATAGCAGTTCCAGCAGAAGTTGCATTTACCAAAAGAAAATAAAAATGAACCAAAATTATTCAAACTTACCAGTTGACAGTGTTAAAGAAAAAACTGTACAAGCATTTGATGCATATTATTCATTACCACTTGAAATACATTCTTCAGTGTTAGCAGCAATGAAGGGTTATTTTACACATAGATCTTTTGGTGAAGTTGCAGCTGAATCAATTGCTGTTACTATTATTCGTCAAGCTAAATCTGATGGATACAACCCTATGCAGATTTTAGACACATTAAAAGGATTAGACGATGTTCAGTTATCAGGTTTGGTGTCTGAAATTTTAAATTACAATAGATTTAAGACTAGTAATCTTGGATACGCACAAACTCAAAATATTAATCCTGAAATTTCTAGAAATATAATTCCGTTATGAGTTTAAAATTTAGTCAGGGGATTTATAACGTAAAGAACCCTGAAAAATATATAGGGCACGGTTCGCCTAGATATAGAAGTTCGTGGGAATATACTTTTATGATGTTTTGCGATAATAACCCGTCAATACAACAATGGGCCAGTGAAAGT